TTGATGCCGTACTCCCACTCCGCACCCACCGTTTCCATCGTGCCCCCGCGGTGCGCGGCGTGGAGCAGTTGCTGGACGGCGTTGTCCTCCGGGTAGGGGTAGTGGACGTCCGCGGTGGCGACGGGCTCGATGCCGGTCTCCTTGGAGATGTCCATGAAGGTCTGGTTGAGGATGCACGAACGTTCCAACTCGGGGAACTGCTGCACCTCCAGGTAGTAGCGGTCGCCGTAGACGTCCTGGAACTTGCGAGCGAGATCCAGGGTGTCCTGCAGTTGCTTGACGTTGAAGTCCGACCGCTTCTCGCCGAGTGACTTGCCGCCGAGCAACGTGCAGGACAGCCACGAGTCCGCGCATCCCGACAGCACGATCAGACCCTGCGTGAAGCGAGGGTCGGTCAATTGCGGAGTGTAGAGGCGCGGAACATATTTCGTTTGCTTCCAGGCCAGCGTGACGAGCTTGCAGAGGTTGCGGTACCCCTGCTCGTTCATGGCCAGCACCGTCTGGTGAAAGTGCCGTCGTAACGGCTCGTCGGGCAGTGCTACGTCGAACTCGCACCCGAAGATCGGCTTGATTCCGGCCGCCAGACACGCCTGCTCGGCCTGCGGGTGCGAGGAGATGTTGCGATGCTCGGTGAACCCCAGAGCCGTGCCGCCCAGTGATGCCACCCTTGCGGCGTGGGCTTTCGGCAACCGGTGGCCGTCGCCGTGGCTGTGACACGTGTGCGTGTGCAACGAAACGAACTTCATGGAAAATTTTCCTCTGGGGCTCGCAACAATCGGTGGAGAAATTCGTTAGTTGTGGTAACTACCTTATATCCCGCTCGCCGAGCTTCTCGTGCAGTCGGATGATGGTGTTCTGCTGCTTCTCGGCTCGGTCCGACATGAGCATGATCGTCAGAAACAGGATCATGACCACCAGGGCCAAAACCCCTATGACACATCCCAATATGGCTTCGGTGCTCACTCGAACATCTCCTTGATGTCCTCGATGTCGCCGCCTGCATCGATCGTCCTCTTGATCTCGACGAGCTTGGCGGCCGCCGTGACCCCGGTGGTGTCAGCGGCAGGAGTGAGCATTTCGTCGAGGAGTCGCCTCAGGTCGTCGATCGGAATGAATCCGCCGCCGATTGTGCTGCGGAGTTTCCCGCGGTTGAAACTCAAAACCGTCGGCACCATCATGACCTGGAACTTCTCGCAGAACTCCGGGTGCGTTTCGATGGCGATCACGACCACTTTGGCCTTGTGACCTACCGCTTCTTCGAACTGCCTGATCATTTCATTGCGGAAGGTGTCACCCTTGCAGGTCACGTAGACCGCGTGACCGGCCGAACCGGGAGCTGTCACCTCCCGGTCCAGGTAGTACTGATCGACCCCGGTCGGCATCAGAGAGCCGTCCGGCGGCTACGCCGCGGGGGCGTGGAGGGAACGCTGTCGTCGACCGGCGTCCGCTTGGCCGGAGCCTTGCGGGCCGATCGCGCGGGCGGGGTCTCTTCAGGCTCTTCTTCGACCTCGTCCTCCTCGGCGGCCGCCGCGCTCAGACGCCGCTCCTCGTCGCGCCGATTCGCTGCCGCCTTGCGCGCCGCAGCCGACTTCGGCGCCGCCTTGCGGGGACGACGCTCGGGCTCCGGTTCCGGCTCGGGCTCCTCCTCGTACTCGGCGGCCTCGTCGGGCTCGTCCTCTTCTTCGCCGTCTTCGGGGTCGGCTTCGTCCTCCTCCGCATCCTCGGCGGAATCGGGTTCTTCGTCTTCCTCGTCGTCGTAGCCCTCCTCCTCGTCCTCGGCCGAGTCGGGACCTTCCTCCATCTCGTCGACGAAGCCGTCGTCCTCGGCTGTGTCGTCGTACTCTTCGGCTTCCTCCTCGGGCTCGTCCTTTACCGCAGCGAGCTTTGCCGTCGGCGGCAGGATGTCGTTGACGTCGGCCGAGACCCCCTCGCGAACCTTGCCGGGGGTGTTCGGGTCTTTCACCTCGTACTTCCGCAGTTTGATGTCGACCACCGCGGGGAGACCTTCCTTGCCCTGAAGGTCGATCGGACCGATCTTGAGAAACTTCGGCTTCTTCGTCGCGTCGGTGACCGCCTTGTTCGACCAGAAAGCCTGCTTGGCCGCGGGGCTGTTGTTCGAGAGTGCGTCGAGCAGCCGGTTGATCTGACCGACCTTCAGTTCGAAGTACTCCTCGGTCGTCTCCAGCGGCAGCATCAGACGATGGAAGATGGGGAACCCGTTGTACTTCGAGCGGGAATCCTGCTTCGGCGCGGAGACGACCATCATAACGGCGAGCATGTCGTCGCCGCTCTTGGACTCGGTGGCGCGGATCGAACGTACCCGAACCGGGTAGGCGCCCGGCGGTGGCGTCGGACCGCTGTACCGCGCAAAGCCCTCTGTGCTCTTGACCTTGGCGGCCTCCGGACCGACCTTGACTACGTACTTCGGCATTTCGGTGTTTCTCCTATCAGGCGGTGGCCGCGGCGCGCGCCGTAGCCTTCTTGGCCGGGGCCTTCTTCGGGGCCACGGGTTCTTCTGTGACGGCGTTCCCGTCGTCGATCATTTTGTGGATCTGTCGGAGCGTCTTGTTCACCGTCTTCGCTGGGAGGACGTCGAAACGGTCACGGGCCCGCACGCCCTGAGTGCCGTTCCACTGTATCTCACGAACCTGGATCGGCTTCCTCGTTGTGGCGCTGATTCGGTCCTGAACAGTCATGTGCCCGTAGACATGACACTGCGCGGCCGTCCAGTTGGCGAGTTCGCCCTTCTTCCCCTGGAAGGCAGGCAGGCGGTAGTCGTTGCCCTCGGCGTCCTCCGCGGTCATGGCATGTGCAAGCCAGATGATGTTGCAGGGGAGATCGTTGAACTTCTTGACGTAGTCGCGCCAGATCTCGTGCATCTCGCCGTATTCCTGAAGTTCGGTCTTGTAGGGGTTCAGCGACTTGGCCGTCCCGGCCTCGACGCGCTCGTTCACCACCCAGCGCAGGATCTCGTTCTGCATCTCGGTGGCCGTGTCGATCGCAACCCAATCGAACGGCCACTCTCGGCGTGTGCAGTTGCGCTCGATCCACTCGTAGGTGGCGCGCACCTTGTCGAAGTTGTGGATGCAGTTTCGCACTCGCACGAACGGCGGTTTCGCCATCTTGGCGTTGCGCTTGGCCGCCGACACCGTGCCGTTCTCGGTGGCGACGATCAGCGTGTTCGCGCTGGCTGCGAATGGCGTCTTGCCGACTCCAGAGTCACCGTAGACCAGCATGGTGATGTTCTCGGTGTACTCCTGCAGGTCGATCATGTCCTCGGGCATCGAAAACGGCCCGTCGATCTCCCGCTGCTCTTCCCATTCTGCGTCGATGATGTCGTTCATCATCCAACCCTCCTTCCCGTACTGATGGTCCATTTCTTACCGGCCCAAGCCCATCCGACGAAATGACCAGTGACATAATTACGTCGAAATCCACCCTGGGTGCCACCTCCCTGGATGTCCAACGAATGTCTGTAGGTAACGAAGAAAAACCTTCCTAGGTGTATCTCGATCGGTGGCGGTTCTGTTTTCACGTATCCTCCGAAACTCGTTCTTGTAGGCGATGAGCAGCATACGGGTCGTCTCTGACATAAATGTCGGAGATGAACGACTCGGTGTCGCCTCCGCTCTCGTGGAGTTCGCAGAGGTTGCGGAAGTCGCAGTCCCAGGTGCAATCGCGGGTCGGGTTCTTCGTCAGCGGAAGACCGCCGTCGCGGTACATGTTCATCACGGTCGCTTCGGAGCCGATCCGCTCGATCTGAGTGTTCCGCTCAGCGCGCGTCCGGTTGACCGGGTGTCGCTTGAACCGCGGGGTCGGCTGCTGCTTGGAGACGTCGCCGAGCACATGGATGCCTTGGCGATCGGTCTCCGACTTCAGCTCGGCGAGCGAGTACTCCTTGTTCATCTTCGCGAACGTCTCGGGGAACTGCGGGTCTGCTTCGACGACGAAACCCTGCTTGCGCATGAGAGCCCAGATGTAGTGCTTCTTCACCGGGTTGTTCGTCGACCGGCCCAGTTCGTCGACCGGCCGCGGGTCCGGTGGTGACTTGAGCAGGAAGTTGTAGAGGATGCCGTTGATCCGCTCGCGAGGGAGTATGAGTTTCTGTTTGCGCAGGACGTGATCGGCAACGGCCCAGTACGAGCCCGCTTGATCGTCCATCGGAAGATGGTCTGTCCGAATCGACTTCGCCGTCTTGTGGTCCCAGAGCCAGATCTGTCGGGTGTTCAGGTCGCGCGCGACGAGGTCGAAGGTGCCCAGGTAGCGCACGATCGGAGTTCTGGCGATCGGGACGACCGCCTTGGACTTCGGCTCCGGCTTGGCGATGAGCAGGTTGAAGTTCTGCTCGGCCGAAATAACCTCCCACGAATCGTCTTTGCCGAAGTGGTGAAGGTAGTTCGACAGCATGTCGTGGCCCAGATCTCCGGCCTCGACCCACACCTCGATCGTGTCCTCGGGGGTCTCACCCTCGACGACGAGCGCCTTGACGTAGCCGATCTGATCCTCGACGAACTCGGCCCACGTCTCACGAGGGTCCACCCCGCGGGTCACGCCGGGGACATACCAGCGCTCCAGCGCGAGGTGGATGCCGGTGCCGAACCAGAGCGCGTTGTAGCGCTGCTGCCGCGGGAACAGCCCCATCCGCCAGCGCCAGTACCAACGCTGGACGCAGCGCTTGAAGTCCTTGCGCTCGCTGGTCCGGAGCATCGGGAGGTTGTCGTAGTTCATGTCACTTCCGAGGAGACGATCTGAGGTTCGATCTTCAGGTGGGATGGAGTCTTGCCGAGCTTGTAGCAGGCTGCGTCCTTCTTACTCTTCCAGTTCCACCCGTCACGGGCCTTCTTGTGAGCCATCTTTCGAGCTTCCGACTCCGACTCGGCGAGAACCACGAAGCCGTGGAACTCGCCGGTCGCAGTAGCGGTCGTGCTGGTGATGTGGTAGATGCCGAGCTGACGGGGCACTACTCCTTGCTCCACCCTGCGAAGTCCTCCGGCGTTCGCCCGTGACTGTTCCGAAGGTGATCGAAAAAGTCCTTCCGGAGATCTTCGGCTTGTGACAAGGGTAGTTCACCGATGTACTTGCTCCTGTTGCTGTCTGCCCCACAGGAGTCGCAGTGCCAGTACCACAGGTGCTTGAAGACGTCGGACTGTAACAGTTCGATGTGTTGATAAGGGTTGTAGGAGAAGGACATCATTCTCCCTCGACGATCTTTCGGATGTCGCCGTCGAAGGGGGTCAGGCGGTCGGCGCCGATGATCCGGACCCTGCCGCCACCCTCCAACTTCACTGCCGGGTACTGAATCTGAACGTCCGCGGGGAGGACTCGGTCCAGGAGCATGAAGTCGGAGCGGCGCTTGGTCGCAGGCATCTTGAACGGCATGGCCATCTTGACGACCTTGTAGACGATGTGGTCGGACCCGCCGTCGACGACGACTTTGTCACCTGCCAGAGGCTGCGGGTTGTCCGGCCCGTAGAAGATATCGGCCATTACGTTCTCCAGTTCCTCTGCGCGACATTGCAATACCTGTGCCGGGGTCATAGTCCCATCTCCACTACCATCTTATCCAGCGCTTCGTGTGGACTACCGCCAAAAGCCTTGACCGTCTCCGGTTCTGAATGATGGGATCGGAACGCTTCCGGCTTGTAGGAATAGCTGGCGAGCCACGGATCTGAGCTGTGGTCGTGTACCCGGCTCGTGTGCGAGAGTTCGAACTGACCATGGTTGTCCGCTATGTGGTCCAGCAACTTTTCCGGAATATGCACGGTCGGATCCTTTCGGGGACTGGGATGTTTTCACGGTACCACGAGATATTCGCATGTCAACGCTCTATCGGGGTGAGAAGTTTTTTCGCGAAACCTACGCCGCGCTCCCCGTCGATGAGCAACTTCGTGAGGCGTTCGCGCTTGCCTGTGACCAGCGCGATGTTCTCCTCGATTGTGCCCATCGTGCGTAGATAGTGAATGGTGACCTGGTGCATCCGCGAGACACGGTGAATCCGATCCTCGACCTGTTCCTGCTCGTCGGGGATCCATGTCTCGTCGAGAAATACGAGGTCGTCCGCGGCGTCCAGCGTGAGCGAGACACCACCCGCGTTCGTGTTGAGCAAGAAAACTCGGGGCCCTGTGTCCGACTGCCACTGCTCGACAGCCGCTGCACGGGCCTTGCCGACGACTTTCCCGGTGATCATGAGGGCCGGGATGTCGCGACGTTTCAACTCGCCCTCGTAGAGGTCGAGCACACTGGTGAACTGGCTGGCCACGACCACCTTGCGGATCTCGTCCGGTTCCGCGGGGTCGAGATAGTTCGTGTCGGCGCCGATGCCGAGTTCGTCGAAGAACTCCAGCAGCCAGTCGAACTTCGCCGACGGCAGGGTGGGGAAGAACTTCGGGTCGCCGTTGACCATCTTGATGTCGCCGTAGCAGGTCGCGAACTGCTTGAGGCGAGTCAACTCCGCGAGGATCCCGTTCGCGACCAGGGTGCCCGACTGGAGCTGTGTCTCGGCGTCGTCACGGATGTCGGCATAGGAAGATGCCTGCTTGGGGTCCATGTGCAGCCAGTGCCCGATCGGCGAGTGCTCGTCGACGTCACGGCCGGGCAGCGCCAGCGGGACGCCAGCGTAGAGTTTGTCGGGCAGTTCGGGACGAACCTCGCGCTTGGTCCTTCTGAGCATGATCGGCGCGATGTCGGCGTAGAACGCCGCCGACTTGGTCTCGTCCAGGTCGCCGACCTCGGTCTCCTCGCCGGGGACTCCGAAGACCTCGAACCACATCCTGGCCCACGTCCAGAACGACGAATACCGTTCTGGATAAAGCCAATTCAGCGTGCCCCAGAGGTTCTCCGGCTTCCCGCGGAAGGGGGTTCCGGAAAGGGCGAGCTTGATGCCGTCCTCGGCCACCGGGATGAGCCCGATACCTGCCCTGACCTGCGTCTGTCCTTGTGCGTGCGCGTTGGTGGTGATCAGCCCGCGGTGTGACTCGTCGACGACCACCGCGGGCCACGGGGGAAGCTGGAATGGGCCGTCGGCGTCGGACACCTCGCCGAACAACTCGGGGTAGCGCTTGTCCCACCAACCCTTGTTCCAGATCCAGCGCTTCGGTGCGTTGCGATCGTTCTTCGGCCGCCGGAACTCCTTCGTCGGCGCTACCCAGATCGCTCTGGCCATCTCCAGGTTGGCGACGATCCAGCGGCGTTTCGACGTCGGCTCCAGAGTCAGTTCGCGGAGAGCCTTGTGTCGCTGCGCCCCGGTGCCGGTGACGACCACGACCTGGTCGTGAGGCACCCATCTGCCCAACTGCTCGGGCCAGGTCACGTCCACCGCGGCCTTAGGCGCGAGCACCAGGATGTCGCCCTCGACCCCGGCGGCGATCATGGCGCCGATCGTCATCATCGTCTTGCCGAGGCCGGGGTGGTCGGCAAGCAGTGCGCGCCGCGTCAGTGCGCAGA